GTCTAGCTGCAAGCATAGTTAATTCTTCAATTCTATGAATAGTACTTTCTTGTTTAATCTTTTCTAGATTATTATTATAAGATTCTAATAAAAGATTTCGCATTTCTTCTGTTTCACTTGGTGCTTTATCTGATATTAGTTTTTTAAGTTGAGTTTCGTTTACAGTATCTTCAACATTTCTAGCACCATAGTAACCTCGTCTATAACCATCATTATGTCTAGTTACTTTTAAAATTTCTAAACCATTATTTGTTACTGTAAATACTCTATCTAATTCTGTATTAGATAATAAAGAATCAATTAATTCTTTTTCAGTTTGTGGAATAATATCAATTAAACCAAGTTCTTCAAGTTCTTTTAAAGTAGATACTACACTTGACTGTGGTAAGTTATTAAACAATTCTTTTGGTGTTGAGTATAATAAAATACCAGACAATAATTCAAAATGTGTATGCATATCATCTTTATTAAAGTATTGTACTATTTCACCAAAGGGACTATTTCTATCTACTTCTCTAATAGACTTATACATAATATTATCAACATTAACTGCTGATTGTACTTGACCATTAAAACCAGATTCTAATAACGAAGCTTTTCGCAAAGCAGTTGCTTCTTCATTTGAAATGTTACCAATAGATTTATTTCTTGTGTATAAATAATTATCTAAGAAACCAGATAATGTTTCATATTCCATAACATTAAACGAATGGTTTAGTTCATTTAATTCAGCAGTCATTTTTGGAGTTGATTCTTTAACTTTACCTTTTAACTCTAATAACTCTGACAAAGCCCATCTAATAAAAATATCTGGATTTGCAGTTGAATCAGTAAGTTGTTCTAGTTTTCTTTGATATTGTTCCTGTACTTGAGTAATTATTTTTTTAAAATAAAGATCTTTTTCAGTAGAAGAACCAATCTTTAAATCAAAGAGATTGGTAATATCAAACATTTTCATGTCTAATAGTTTACCAGTAATAGCTCTTTGTTTTAAATCAGCATAAGAAATATTATACTTACCACCAATTCTTTGTCCAGTTTTAATATCCTTAATTGTTTTAAAGTTTCCAAAAGAAAGTTTAGTTGACTCTTCGTTTGTTGTAATACCACTAATTAATTGTAGTATTCTTTGTTCGCTTAGTGTACCATCCCAAACACCAAACTGTTCTGGAACAAGTTTATCAGTAGCAACATATAGTTCACCACCTTCTAAACCTTTTGAAACTCTTTCTAATAAAGTTTTAAATACATCTTTGGTATCGGATGAAGTAGATAAAAGATCTGCTTTAACAATCCTAGCTTCTTTTTTAAGTTGTCTAAAAGATTGTTCAATTAAACTTCTATCAATAACAAACTCAAGAGGTGCTTCATTTTGACTGCCTAAGTAAAATCTAAACTTATTTGTTTCTTGATCTACTTTATTTTTTGTAAATCTTTTTTGTAGTAATTCTGTTATATAATCAAACAATTCGTTTTGATTCTTAATTGTACCAACTACTGTTCTTTGTGTTATTCTATCCTTTTCACCTTTAGTTAGGAATAGAGGTGTTTCTCCGTTTTCAAGTCGTTTAATATCTTGTTGTAATACTGATATAACTACTTGGAAGAATTCATTATAAATAAATTCATTTACTTGACCAGACTTTAAAACTCTTTGAACTAAACCCGGAGCTGAATCTATAAACTCTTTTCTTCTATCAACCCATTGTTGTAGTCTAGCGTTTGTTTCTTGTTCGCTTAGTTGTTCATCTGGTCTTCTAAAATCACTACTAAAACCACGATCACGAATTTCAGACTCATCAAATTTAAATCTAATTACACCATCAAGATCTTCCATTGTAGTAACTCGTTTACCTTTAAACAATCCTTTTTGTTTTGTTAGGTAAACAATATCATTAGCAACTCTGTTAACGGCTGTTTTAATATTCATATTAGTTTGAGGATAAGGCTGTCCGGGTATACTTGACCAACGAACTGACTCATCTGTAACTAATTCAATATCCCCTGTTTTAGGATTTACTTTTCCATAAGATTGAGTTTTAAATCTACTTGGCATTAAAATAGATTTTTTAACTGATCTTAATCTATCTAGTTGATCTTTAATACTAGAATCTGCGTATTCTAAATCTGGGTTTTGTTCTTCAAGTAATCTTATCTTTTCATTGATATTTTCTAAACTAAGTCCAATATCAGTATCATTAGCTGCGTTATTCCAACCATATACTAAAGCCCAGAATTCTTGGAAAGCATCTTCAACTTCAGTATTTCTAACCTGCATTTCTTGACTAACTGTTTGTACAATATTCCTTGCTTTTCTTTTTGCTTGTTGTTTAAACAATTCTTGAACAAGGTTGTATTGTCTTGCGTCATTAGTTTGTGCAGCATATTGTGCTAGTTTTGCAAAGTCAGTAACAGTAAAATCTGTATTTAATACATACCTACCATTCTTTGCTTTAACTAAAACTGGTGGAAGTTTTTGCTTTTCTCCCTTAATAGTAATTTCTATATTTGAAAGAATTTGGTATTTAGTTGCTTCATCAATAGTTAAACCTTGTGATTCCATATCTGCTTTAAGTTCAGATACCTTCATGCCTCGTTCTTTAGCAAGTCTTTGTAGTTCTTTTTTAGAAATAGTTTCTAGTTGAGAACCAGTAATTTGTTTTACTGTTGTTGGTTTGTTTTCAAGTAGATCATATAAGTAACCCCATAGTTCTCCAATTCTAGATACTTCTTTATTTATTTCTAGATCACCAAGTTTAATACCGCTTGCTATTTCTTCTTGAGTTGGTTCCTTAAACTCAGAACCCATAGAGATAATAGTATTTTGCAGTTTCTTTTTTTCTTTTAAAAGATCTTTAATAACTGCTTGTCTTTCTTTGTTATAAACTGGAACTTGCTTCTTTAAAGAATCTTCATAGAATTGTTTTGCTGTTTTTTGAATCTTATCTTCTATTTCTTTAAGTTTAATTTCTAATGTTGTTTCAGCTTCTGTTTTTTCTAGTTTAAGTTTTGCTTGAATTTCTCTTACTCTATTTTTAGTTATTTCTTTTGTAGGAGCTAAAAGATTAAAAGATCTTTTAGCAGTATCCCAAGAAACATCTTCTAAAAGTTTTTGGAAAGCGTTAGAATCTAAAGCAAATAATTCTGTACCAGAAATACCAACAGCTTCTAAGAAAGATTGTTCCTTATCTTTCATCCATTTATTTAACATCTTTAACATACGAACAGTAGTTGTTGGTATGCTATCTTTATCACCAGTACTATACTTTTCAATTATTTTTTCTAAAGTAATTTGTGATTCTGGGTTTTCTAAATTAAATGCTTTTCTTTTTTCTAAGAATAGTTTAGCTGCTTTTATATCACCAGTAAAATCAATTGGAGTTAGTACAGAATCTTTTAAGTCATAAGCTACTAATCGAGACTTAACTGGTCCTTCTTGTTTGGTTCCTACTTTTCTTGCTACAATGTTTCCATCTACAACATCATAAACAGTTTGCATTAGTGGACTATCTATTCTTTGGAATAAAATACCAAGAGATAATCCTTCAACAATTAAAGATTGGTCCTCAATAAACTCACTAAAGTTTCTTCTAAACACATCAAACCCAAGTGTTTGTGCTGATTTAGTTTCCCAAACTCTTCTCATTACTTTACTAATAGAATCGTTTTTTTCTTCTAAAGTAGCTATTGTATTATCTAACCAATTATATACAACCTCAAAATTATTTACATCTTGATTAAGAATAAACTCTCTTGAATTTTTTTGTACTTGCTGTAGTTCTTGAATATACTTTGCTTGTTCTTCAATTAATTTTTTTAATTGTGTTGTATACTTTTGTCTATTAACAGTAGCTCCAGCGTTTTGTAAAGTACCAATAGCTGTACTTAATCTACCTATTTGAGATTCTATTTCTGCTAATTGTCTATTAAAATTAGAGAAATCACTTTGATTCATAGATCTTAATTCTTTTAGTTTTGCTAAATGTTTTTCTAATAGTGTTTTTGTCAAAGTAATTTTTTCTAATCTACCGTCTTCTTCTAGCGTTAATCTCCAATCAAACTGATATTTTGGATCTTCGTCTATTTGTTTTAGTTTAAGTTCAGCAGCAGTTAGTCTATTATTTTTACTGGTTGTATTAATAGTTTCTTCTAATTGTTTTTTTCTTTGTTCTAGTTTTTCAATTTCTCTTTTAGTTTTATATGTTCTTCCTTCTTGAGGTAGTTCTATTTCTCCTACCTCTTTTAGAAGTTTATTTATTTCTTCTTTAAATTTATTTCGTTGATCCTTTAAATTTTCTAAAGTAAATTCAAGAGTTCTTATTGTTGAATTAAATTCAGCTTGAGCAGAACCTTCATAAAAATCTCCAGCTTTACCTAATAAATCATTTTTAAAAGTAGTAGTAAGATATTCTAAATCTTTTTGAATAGCCCCTTCTGCTGTACTTAGTTTATCTAGTTCTTTATTTAAAGTGTATACTCTATTGTATATAAAGTTTTGTCTTTCTAATAGTTTGGTTCTAATAGAGTTTATATCTACAGTTTCAATTAAAGACTTTTGCCAGAAATTAATTTCACCTATTACATTATCTAACTCAGTAGTAAGACCTAATATAAGTTGTTCTTCAAAATAAATAGTATCTCTAGCTGCTTGTAGTTCTTCTAAAACAGCTCCTCTTTGTTCATAATATTCTTTAACAGTAGCAGACTCCTGTGAAACTTTTGGTGTTCTATTTGCTTTTGCTTTTTGAACACTTTCTTTAAATCTTGCTTCAGATGCTTTAGCTTGATCGCTATTAGCTAATCGTTTTAGGTATGCTTTTTGTCCTTCTAAACTTAAAGAACCATCTTGTAACATATGTTCTGGGTCAATACCTAAAGATTTAAGCTCGCCTATTTTGTTTGCAATTTGTGCTTTATCTGAAAGATTAGATAATAAGAATCCAGTAAGAGGTTCTAAATATTTAACGTTGTCTCCCTTTAATCCACTTAACCCAACAATCTTTGGTGCGTTTTCTAAATAGTAATAATAAAGCCTAGCTATTTCGTTTAGATCTAAATCAGAAAATACTTCATCCCTTTCCAACATAACCTTTGATGGTCTATCGGTAAGAATTTCTTTTTTCTTTTTTTCTAGTTCTTTAATTCTTTTATCTAAGTTTGTAACTTTTTCTTTTTTTAAATTTGATTGTATTTTTTTAATTTTATTATCTAATGCTTTTTTATTTATTTCAGAAATATCTGGTTTATTTCTAGCAGTAGTAAAGCTTTCTAAATCTCTTTGATATCCTAAATATCTATTTAGTTTTCTATCTAATTGCTCTACTTCTTTTCCTCTTGTTTGCATTTGTTTCCAGAAAGAAGAAGCTTCTGCAACACCTTCTGATACTTGTTCTCCCTTACTTGGAGATAGTGTAATAAGCGGATTTAATTCAGATTCTGGTGTCCATAAATTATCATAACCAAACATTGCTTGCATTCGTTCTGTTTTAGTTCCCCTAGCTAATCTATCAACAAAAGTATCTTGAAATAGTTTTGTTGAATCAAGGCTAATAGGATTGCCATCATATCTAGCACGAAGAGTTGTAAAAGCAATATTATTAAACTCTTGTAATAGAGTAGCTTGGTTTTCTGGTGTCATTGTTTTCATAATTTTTAAATTATGGTTTTTAGCTTTTAATAACCAACCACCAAGAATCATCATACCAATATCTGTTTTAGATATACCAACCATAACACTAGCTAATTTATCAACCTGTGATTTAAATACATCACTATTAGACCATGCAATTAAATTTTCAAAAGTTACAAAACTATTTTCTAATGTATTAATTGAAATAAATCTTGGATTAAAAGATGTTGGTTCAGATTCTCCAAACATATTAGCTAAGTGTTTTGAAACAACAGCCATTGAATATTCATATCCAAGTTGTTGTGCTTTTGTACTGTGAACACCGCTAGCTAAAGCATCTTCAGAAAGCTTTGTAGTAAACACAAGACTTGGTTTACCGTCTGGCAATACTACTTCTGCTTCAGGCAACCATTGTTTATAAACTCTACCCGGATGGATAACTGTAGTTTTGTTTTTATCATTTTTTCTTCTTAAGAAATACGCTTCAACATTATCTTTACTATCAACTCTTTCAAAAGGTTCTTTTAATTTTTCTACTGGTGCTCCTAGTTTTTTCCAAACTTTAGCAGCATTATCTGCTGTACCAATTTTACCCATAGTTGTTGTTGAACCTAAATCTACATAGTTAGATAGTGCTTCTAGTAATTTAGGGTAAAGACCAGAACCTTGATGTTCTGTTCTAGTTATTCGAATACCACCGCTAACTTCTAATGGTCTAAAGGCTTTATTTATAGGGTCCCAAATAAAATGGAAAAAGCCTATAGATAAACCTTTATGTGTTAAGGTATAATAAATTTCATCACTACCAACAGCTTCATTTTTTACACGAATAGCTTTAAATTCTTTACCGTTCTTACCAACAATATCAATTGTTTCAGGAATATTTTCAATACCAGTAGTACTTGATGGTTCTTTTGTTATTGTAGTTTTTCCGATTTTAATTTCTGGCGAACTTACATAAATTGTTTTAAGTGTTGGTTTATCTTCTGGTTTAATATTAGATGCATTATTAAGTTCAACAACAACAGGATTCTTTGGATTGTCATTAATCTCAATACCTCTATCAGTATTTAAATCTTCAATTGTTTTATTAACCCAACTTATTGTTGCTTCGTCACCCCATTCAGTTGCTCTTTGTTTTAACAGTAGGAGTTGAGTAGCTGCAAAGTATAGGTCATTTTCTGGTGCAATACCAGCCTTGCTTCTTTCAAGATGCCGCCCAATATTTGTCTTTAGTGCAGTAACAATCTTTGCTTTTTCTTCTGGTGTTAGTGTTGCCATTCTTACGCGAGATGTTAAAGCATCTTTTAAATCGTTTGGTAGTTGTGCTAGTTTACCAGCTTCAACTCTTCTTTGTGCTTCAAATAATCTAAACTCATCTAGTGTTTTTGGTATTCTACTAATCATTTGATCTAGTGAAAGTGGACTACCTTCTTTATCTACTAAGTAAAAAATACTACTTTCTGGTATTTCTACAATAGCTCCAGTATCATCTCTAACAATTAAACCAAGTCTTTCTAATTCTGCGTAAGATACAATACCTTCTTTTAACACTTTTGCTTTCATGGCTTTATAACCAAGTTCAGCAAGTCTATCTACTTCAGACGGATCTAAGTATTTAGAAAGCATTTGTGGTATATAAGTAAATGCATCATCATAAACTTTACCAATTTCTTTTGCTTTTTGTGCAGAGTATAAATAAAAATCATTATTTTGATTTAGTAAAAGTTTGGCTTCTTCTAGTAATTCTTTTGATAACCCAGTTGAATCTATTTCTTTTCCACTTCTTCTAGCAGTAATTACTCTTTGATTAATCATTGCTGCTGCTTCATTACCATATTGTTTTTTAATTCTTGAAACAGTTTGATTAATAGTAGCTGCTTTTCGTAATCCAACTTCAATAGATTCTTTAATAGTTAGTGCGTTATATGGATTAGCTAGATCACTATAGGCAAAGAATTGTCCATCATCAACCATTCTAAAGGCTTCAAATAAGATATCAATTGTTTGATACATGTTATCAGCAGTACCTGAACCAAATGTAGCTGCTCTGTTTAATGCTTTACCAAGACCAGAAGCGTTTCTAATTTCACCATACCAGTTCATTGCTACTGCTCTTTCACCAATGCTTGCTTTTCTTACATCAATTTGTTTAGATAATGCATCGGTAAACTGAGCTAACAATCTTGGATTTTCTTTTAGTTTATTCCATTTTTCATTAAACCATTCGGTTCTAATTTGTTGTCTTGTTGCACCATCTTCTCTTAGTTTAAACGATGCATCCATATCTTTTTCAATTAGATCTAATCTTTCTCTTGCTTGAATTACAGCTTTTTCTCTAGCTTTAAGATCAGTAATTTTTTGTGCTTCAATAAGATTTCGGTTTGCATCTAGATATTGTGTTAATAAGAAACCAGCTTTAGTATCGCTAATATCATAACCACTAACTTTAATTCTTGTAATAGAACCAGTCTTATTTGTTTCTACTGTTACTGAAGAAGAAATACCAACTTCTCCTTCTTGTGTTTTTTTAAATAACTCTTCAACCTCATTATCAAATTGTTTTATTTTATTTGATATTTCTTTAGATCTTGTAGTTTCATCTGGATATTGTTGAGTTAATAAATCTCTTTCAGCTATTTTATCGTTTAGTTCTTTTTGTGTTTTTTGTTTAGTGTTGTTTCGTTCTTCTGCTTTGTTTAATAAAGCAAAACTAGATTCGGCTTCTTCTAAAGTAGTTTCACCGTTTCTAATTTTTTCATTAACTTTATTTCGTTCTATTGCGATCTCTTCTGGTGTTAAGTTTTTCTTACTACCAGAAATAGGAACTTCAGTTTCTGCTTCTAATAAACCGTATTTTACAAGTTTTTCTTTTACCTCAACTCCTGTAATAATATCAACATCTGTAGCAGATGGAAGAGGTGATCCACTTTCTCTAGCTAATCTTTTTGCTTTAGCTAAACCTAAAACAACCTCACCAAACATTTCGTTTGATAATGGGTTTACTGAATATTCTGGACTACTCTTACTTAATATTTCTATAACAGTAGTAACTAAAGAACCAACTTCATGTTCAGAAATGTCGTGTTCAGCTAAGAAGTTTGGGTCTAAATAAAAGTCACCGCTTTTTCTATCACCAGTTAAATGTACAATTATTTCTCTTAGTTGTTGTAGTTTAGTTTTTTTAGCTAACTCTAAAGCATAAGTTCCTCTTACACCTAAAACTTTAGCAACTTTATTTAGAGATTCAAACTGTTCTGCTGACATTCTATCTTTACCGATTAATTGAAATAGACCTCTTCTAGCATCTTTTGTACCTAGGCTTAATCTACCATCTAGTGTACCCATTGCTGCTCTTGATAGTAGATATGGGCTAAATACAGTTGAGCCAAGTCCACCTCCAAGTAAAGCACCAAACGCAGCAAATGTTGCTCCATCCGATAAAGCCTGACTTAAATCAAAACCAGAAACATCTTTATTTTTTTGTAATAATGATTGTTCTGCTGCTTCTTGTTGACTAAAAATTGAGTTAGAAAACCCATCAGCAAACCCCATTACACCACCAGAAATTCCTGTTTTAAAAGCAGCTTCAGCTAGTGTTGTAGTTTTACCAACAAGAATATATTCGTCTATACCTAACCCAACATTATTCATTAATTGTAGTATTTTATTCTTAGCAAGACCTTCTTTTAATACTGTTCCTTCAGCGTTTAATACTCTAAGTTTATTAAACTGTAGGAATTTTCTTAGTTGTGTAATTGGGTTAAATGGGTTTGATATTCTTCTAGTTGCTTGATTAAGCGGTGTAAATGTATAGTGTTCGGATATTGGATTAATAACAGTTGCTTTATTGTTTAGTGCTGGTCTAATAACAGCACCTTGTTCAACAGCACGAACACCAACACGATAAGCATGTCCTTGATTTAGTATGTATTCTTTTCCAAGAGATTTCCAGAAATTATCACCCAACTGTCTATACATACTTGCTTGTCTTGGGAAAATTCTTTCAAGAGTTCGTCTACCTAAGAAACCGTTTAATCTACTAAAGCCTCTTATTCCACCAAGTGCTGTTGGTATTTTTAATGCAGCATATCCCGGTGCTCTTGCAGCAACCAAAGAAAGATTTCCAATTGCTGGAATTCCACCAGCAAAAGCACCTTCTGTTGCTATTGTTAAGGCAACATTTGCTGCCATATCATAATCTATAAGTAAATTTTGTTTTGAGTATAAACTAAAACGATCTAATAAAGACTCTCTATATCCTTGTATTTGTGACTGCAATCTACTTCTTTGTGCAGTTTCTAAAGACTTGTCTGATAAAGTTTTTTGTACTTGTTCTAAGAAAGCATTTGAATTATTAGTACCAACAGCAAATGTTTTTTTCCAATCATCCCCATTTTGTTCTCTAATAATTTCTTTAATTTTATTTGCTTGATCAGCACCATACCTTTGTTCTAAAGCAATATCTATTTCTTTGTCTTTGTTTTTTACAAAGTTATCATCATATCTTTTTCGTTCTTTTTCAACTTCTTCCCAAGGTGCTGTATTCCAAGGAACATATTTACCCCACCCGGCTTCTTTACCAAACAACCCATAATGAGCCATGTCAATTACTATTGGTTGTCTGCCAAACATTCCACCCATCCATGAATTTGTTTTTTCAATAACACCTTCATTAACTCTTTGTGATTGTGATAAATCTCTAAGTTCACCAAACTCAATTTCAAACTCTGGCTTACCTAAATCCAAAGAACCTAAATCATTTTTAATATAAACATTTTTTTGATTTTTAATTTGTTCTTCGATGTATTTATCTTCATCGTTTAAAGATATGGTAGTAAATCCGTTAAAAGAAGAATTAATAGTTTTAGCTTGTGCTTTAGTTAAAAAATCCATTAGTATTTATTTCCTTATTATCTTTTTAAAGACTGATGTGCCATGAATAAGTAGATTATTTTGGAACTGAGTAATATCTATCACCGTGTTTTACAATTTTAAATCCGCGTTCTTCTTCTGCTTTTTCCATTAAATTCCATGTACGGTGTTTTTTACCTTTTAAAATTATATAACTTTCATCTGGTAGTTTATACTTTTTTTTATCTTCAATACTAGCATTTGTTACAGATCCCCAATGACCTGTATTATCTGGTTTCATTCCAGAAGCTTCTGCTGTTACATAATCATAATCAGATTCTTCTGCGTTAAATTTTTTTTCTTTAGAAGAACTCCAAAGATTTGCTTCTGCTTCTCTTCGTTTTGTTAAACCGTTTAATACTTTACCACTAGACTTATTATATTTTTTTAATGCTTCTGGTACTTGATTAAAAGTATCTACTGAAGATACAGCTTTTGTAATAGACTCAAATCCTTTACGGTTATAGAAATTTGGTCCTACATTATAAGCAAAAGAAATTAAAGCGGCTCGTTGATTTTGATTCATTTCATTCCAAGTTGGAATAGTTTCTTCTAGTGTTGGAATAATTTTAGTATCTACAAAATCCTGCATTAAGTTATTTGCTTCTTCTTTAGAAATTTTATCTCCCTTTTTAACTGGAGTTCCATCTCTATATGTAGTTGTTCCCTTTCCTATTGTCCATACTTTTCCAGTATCATCCCAATAAGCATCAGTCCTAATTCCTTCAAATTCAGAAATTAAATCAATATAAGGTTTATCACTAACAGTACCCGGAGATACTTGTGTTGATTGCATTTGATTTGCTGGCGTTTTAATATTGCCTTGTGAATCTTGGTATATTTGATTACGAAGAATAGTATCATATTTTGGTGTATTGTCTGCTTGTTTTTTTAATACTCTTGGCATTAAATAAGATACTTTTTCTGTTTCTGTTCCAGTTGTACCTAATGTAATAGATGTATATTTAAAAGCATTTGCTTCTTGATCCCAAGTTATAGACTCCAATATATTTAAATTTGGTTCAAAATTTTTATAAGTATTTGTTGGAAATAAAGGAGTAAATAATTTATTTGTTTCTAAATTAATCCACTCCCATGTAGTTCCTGTTTGTGAATCAAGCCATTCTTGACTGTATGGTTTTTCCATTGCTCTATTATAAGAAATACCAAATGAAGTATTTTCAGCTATGTTTACATTTATTTTTTCTTTTGTAACTGGATGTCTTAATATAACTGGTTCGCCAAAACTAGGTTCTGCTATTCCAATACCATTTTGATTTGTTACAACTAAATCTGGACTTTGGAGATCGGCTTGATATTTTTCTTCAGAAGCTCTTAAAGGAACTCCATCAAATTGCTCTAATCTATAAAACCTTCTTTTTATATTTAATTCTTCATTTGTTAAGTTTAAACCAGAATGGCTAGACGCATTTAATCCTAGTTCTAATGCATGCTTTCCTGTTAAACCATCTGATAAAAGAACATCTAAAATAAAGTTAGCTCTACTTACAACAGATGGAGCATCCTTTCTATTTTTATCTGCTTGATATTGATAAACCCATTTTTCAATTCTTGGGTCATATCGTTTAATTCTTTCGTCTGCTGTTGGGTATTTATCAAATAAATCCATTAATGCTTCCATAACATCTACGGTTATTTTATCTTGTTTTACTTGGCTAACACTAGCTAATCCCGGATAAGCAGACGCCATAATTTCAATCATATTTTCTTTTGAAATTTTATATTTTTCTGTTTCTTCTTGTGAATCTGGTAGATATTGTTTACCGTTTTTATAAAGTGTATTTGGTATTTTACCATAAACAATTGATTCATATGTTCTTGCTGTTGCTATAACAGGACTTACTGTAACTTCTGGATCTCCTATATTTGGTGATAAAGGATCTCCTTGTTCGTGTTTAAGTTTACCATGAGGATCTTTAGTAACAACTGGAACAACAGTACCATCTGCTCCTATTGTTTTACCCAAACGACTTCCATACATAGGAAATATTGCTAAAGCTTGTTCAACTATTTGCTCTGGTGTTGATCCTTGTGGTGCTGTTACTTGAGCTATTACAAATGGTGTTAAAAGATCGTCTGTATCATTTGACGATGTTACTAAACCCTTTAATTGATCTGTATCAAAAAAATAATCTTGATTTAACTTTTCTGAGTATAATTCTAGTGCTGGTTGGAATTGTGGGTATTTGTTTAATGAATCCCATAATTGATTACCTCCCATTGTTATACCAGTTCCACCATTCCATAGTGTATTAGCGGCTTGATATACTGTTATTAAATCTTTATCAGCAACACCTGATTGTAAAGTTCTTAATGTTTGTTGATATCTATTTTCAAATCCTTCAAATTCTCTAACTAAAACTTGTGGATTAGCTTTTGTTATTGCAGCAACGCCTTGTTCTGTTCCACTAGGAATTCTATTACCAACAAAATTAACAAATCTTCCTAGTGTTAATAAGTTTTCTCTATTAACATTATCTTTACCTAAACTCAAAGCATCCTGTGTTAGTTTTTGGTTGAATACTGCTAAATCGTTTCTATTAAATCCTTCTGGATCTTGTAAAAATATTTCAATTAAACTTTCTCTATTTTTTCTATCACCTAAAATAAAAGCTAAATCTACTGCACCATCTCTAGAATATTTTTTAAACAAAGCCGCAGCGTTTTTAGGATTTCTTTCTTCTCCTTGTAAAACTTGTTGTATTAATAGTCTTTGTGTATCAGTAACGTCTTTTTGTGTTAAACCTACACCACCTGCTGCTAGTTGTTGTATTTTAAAAGTATCTTTATCTCTAGAAATAGTTTCTTTTGTTTTTCTATTAACCTCAAAACCAACAGAAGAATTACCAGTACCAGCCCCTTTTGTATCCATTACATGTTTCCAAAATAATCTTTGAGCTTCGTTTTTTAAAATAGGATTTCCCTGTGTATCTGTATAAATTCCTGCTTCTTTTAAAGACTGTACCATAGCTAATTGTTTTAGTTTTTCTTGTCCACCAACAGTATCAAAACTTTCTAATACCCTTGTTTCATCGTTTTCTTGTAGTACTTTATAAACAATTTGTTTTGATTTTGATAAAAATTTTACATCACTTACATCATTTAATTGTAAATATTCTGATGGAGTAGGTAGTTTACTTGTTTTTAATCTTGCTCTATAGTTATTAATTTCTTCTATATCTTGCTCTAATCCATTTAATACAGCTGAGTATTGTTGAATATTTTGTACTACTGTTTTTTCTGTAATTTGTTGTATTTGATCTTGTGCTGATTTTGTTACCATATCTTGGTATTGTTTATTAAGGTCAACAAAAGATCTTTGATTTTCTGCTTTTAATAAAACACTTGGTGTTTTTTCTATAATATCTTTTAAAACTTTTTCTCTTTGCTCAACTAATAATGTTTGTTGTTTTTGTAATCTTGTGATTTTGTTTATATCAGTTTCTGTTGTTAATTCTTCTGATATTCTAAAAATATTTTGATCAAGATATTGAATTACTGATTTTTTTAATTCATATGGCGTATCTGGATTTTCATTAATTCTTTCTTGAGTTCTTAGTTCAAGATTAGATTCTACATCAACGCTTTCATCTAAATTAAAAACTATAGCGGTAAGGTCTTTTTTCTTTTGTTCTTCTAGTTTTAGTACAGTATCTATAAAAGCATCTTCTGAAATATCACCGCGTATTAAAGAATCTAAAGAAGCGTTTATTTGTTTATCTCTTACTTCTGATAGTTTTATATCTACATTTTCTACAGACTTTAATAAATAATTTGACATAGGATATTGCTCTAAAGCCATAGTTGCTTGTTCTGCTCTATCCTGTCTATTATCTGTAGCATCTAATAATCTTTGTTGTGTTTCCATATAAGATGCTTTTAAATCTGATGGTGTCATGTTTGGATCTACTGTTCCAAATCTTTTATTTACAGCTTGATCAAGAAAGTTATTATAACTTGTTTCCCATATTTCATTATTATATCTATTAATTGTATTAACAAATTCTTGATCAGTTAGTGTATTATATCTAGTAAGTTTTAAAACATTTTCCATATCACTAGATGGTAACTGTAAATCAGAAGGATTTAAAGTAGCTTCTCCTTCTTCTGGAAGCATTTTAATAATTTGTTCTTCACTAAATCCTTGTTTTTTTAAAGCATTTCTTGTTGCGTTTTTAAGTTTATTTCTTTGTGTTTTATAAAAATTTTCAGTACCATAAAGATTTAAAGAAGGGTCTGGTTTTTCAACTGCAATAGACTGAATGTTATTTAAATCATCTTCTGCATATTCTTTTCTTCTTCTTTGAGAATACTGAAGCAATGACTCATAGATTTTACCACCAACTTCAAATGCTTTAGCTCCAACAGCACTCCAGTTAAAACCATAATCAATACCACCAATCCATTGTTGTGGTGCTGGCATAGAAACTTCTGCTTCTTTATATTCTGGTTGTGGTGTTATTTGTTGTTGTACTTGAGGTGCTTGTACATTAATTGTTTGTGGGTTTATTAAAAAATTTTCAGGAGTTGGTGGCATCAGTATTTTCCTCTTTTAAGTTATTATTAAAATAATCTTTATATTCATTTAAAGAAGACCATATTGTTTTAACTAAGTCTTCATCTGAATAAATCCTACCAGAATTTATTTCTCCAATAATAGCTTTTTCAATTAACATATCATATTGAGGTCTATCAAATAATGAAAAAGCGTCTTTCCATTTATCTTGTGTTAAAGAACCCGATTCTAAAATATTAGCAGCAAGTGTTTCGGTAACTTTATTATCTAAATTTATTTTTTCTCTTTGATTTAATAACTTTGCTTTTACATGGTTTGAAACAAAATCTGGTGCTAGTTCATCTATAACAACTTGTTCTTCAATAGACGGTGTTTCTGTTTTATTGTTTTTATAAACTTCAGATATATCTTGTAAATCATTAGCTAAAATAAATTGTTTATTAGAACCCATAACACCAAGTCTACCATTAAATGATTTTGCTCCATCTAATAGATTCATTTTTTCTAGTTTTAGTATATCAGAAATATGAACAGACTCACCAACATCGGGATCTAAGTCTTGGTTATTTAAATTAAATAATCTTTTTGATAAGTCATCTTTATAAAGAAGCTTTGCTTTGTTTAAATTTGAATGTGCTGTTTTAGTTGAAAAGTTTTGTAAATCATCTTTAAAAGTTTCTACTAACCACTTAGGCCATCTAGAAACTTTATCTCTTAAATAGTGTTCTTTTTTAACTATAGTATCTAATGATTCTAAATCAACTTCTGTATCTGAAATTAAATTTTGTTTTGTTTTATCTTTATTTTCTTCATCGTAATTTAAATAAGTATTCCAATACCATTCTTTAATTTCATCGTTTACTAATGGTAAGTTTTTTGTTTGTTCTTGGAATACTTCAAAACCACGAACGGGATCGTCTTTATACATACTTTTTGTACTATTTACAACCCCTTTAATTTTTTGTTTTATATTTTCATTATTAATTTTTTCAACATTATCATATGAAGTAGTTGTTGCATATTGACTACCAGAAGCAATTTGTTGTAATTTAGATAGTTTGTCTATATTCATTTTATTATCACATTCCTGCTCTAGCAGCCCAAGGAAGATTGCTATTATTAAAGTCATTTAAACCAGCTCTAGAATCAAACGGGGTAGTTCCACTACTATCACCAATGTAATCACTTCCATTACCAGCCATGCTTCCATATAGTAAACCACCTTGAATTCCTGCTTGTAAACCGCTTAGTGCAGACTGGGCAATAATAGAACTAGTGTTACCTTGAATAAGAGATGTATCTCCCGGTAAGTATATCTGAACTTCTTGATAATTAAAATCTCTTTGAGCAAGCATATTATCGTATGCCGTATCAATATCTCTCATTTTATTTGCATAATTAACTCTTAGGTTAATCATGTTTTCTTTTGCGTTTAAAAGATTTTGTCTTAATAATGCTTTTGCTGTTCCTGAAGAAGATGAAATGTTTCTACCAGAAACGCTAGATAATAACGCTGAGTTAATTTGGTTTGTTTGTTTACTAAACTGACTCTTAGAATTATCATATCCAAGTTTAGAATACACTTCTTGTAGTGCTTTTTCTTTAACAGCTTTACCTTCTAATAGTTTATTGTTAATACTTCTATTAAGGTTTTGTCTTGAAATAGCCCTATTATTGGCGTTGATTTGCCATTGTCTTTGGAAGTTTGCATTTTGGGCTTGCATTTGTTGGAGCGTTGCTTGTGCATTGTATTGTTGCGTTTGACTAATACCAGCCAACATACTAGAACCAAACTGTAAACCACCGAGTATTCCACCAACCGCTAAGATAGGTAAAGGCATTATCTTAATCTCCTCTTAATAACTTTTGGAAAGTCTTTATTTTTAAATTTAGTTGATCCGTTTACAAGAATTGCACCACTTATTTTTTCACCTAATAAACCAAGAACTCTTTTATTACTTAACCATTCTTTTACTGTTTCTTTATATTCAAGTTCTTTATTTTTTTCTATTTGTTGATCTGGGTTTATTGATAATGAATCTTGCCAGTAGGCTACGGAACTAGCAAGAATATCTACACGGTCATCGTGTTTAAGACTACCGCGCCGCTCTGTAATTCTTGTTATTTGTTTTTGATTTTCTGGATCTTTAATAGTTTTAGTATTAAAGATTAATTTATGAACAGCCATTATTGGCTCAAGTGTTCTAATAATTCTATTTTCTTTAGCTCCACTAACTCTAAAATCTTCTATTGCTACTTGACCACAAATCTCAGCAACAATAGGACGAAGTAGATTACAATACATAGCATCACCAAAGTTAGACTCTACACGAATTAATTTAATTTCATATTGATACGCTAACTTAGCAATTTTTTTTAATAATACTTCTTCATATCCCCCTTGTAAACCAAGCAGTTCATGTATGATGACATAGCCATTGACAAAGGATGCAATACAAATAGCTGTTTCATCTGAACCACGACCGCTCGGATCAATAAACATAAGTGTTTGTGTATAAGGAATAAAGTTAGGACTAACCCATTGAGGTTCATAAATAAGATCTCCATTAATTCCATGTGATTCTATTTTTTTAACTATTCTTTTTTCCCAAGTTATTTTTTCTGGAAACAATTCTGGATTAACATCTATAACAATTAAATCTTCTAACTTAAGGGGATACTTAGCTCTATCACTAAGGGTAGGATCTAATTTATAATGTAAAGAGAATAACCTAGGACCAATCTTAGCTTCTCTAGACTTAAGAACATCTAAAGGGAATCTCTCTGGTTGTGTTGATTCTCCTACTTCTAGGTCCAACTTTAGGATATATTCAGCACAGTTCTCTATTTCACCGGGAATATCTGGGTTTGGAATAATAGCTGGAAATTTTACAATAGGATAAGCATTTGAAAGTTTAACATAAATACTATCTGTTGATTGGAAAGTACCAAGAATACGAATACAACCATCTAGAGTATTGTTTCTAATTTGTTCTAGCTCTGCTAATTTATTTAAAAGTTTATCTCTTGCTGAAGGAGTATCTGCGTTTTCTTCAATCTCAACATCGTCTGCAATAATATCATCGGCGTGGCTACCAGTAATTTGACCAGTAATACCTTTAGCATAACAAGATAGATCCTGACCAAAGATAGTTCTAGATCCTACATTAAAACCAAATGCGTTATCTTTATCAAACTCTTTTGGTTTTAAATACTCACAATAAGGAACAACATCTAGTATTTTTCTAACTTGACCAATAAATTTAATAGCTCTATCTGATGTTGCAGATATAACCATAATAGTTCTATTAGAGTTTGTTAATAATCTCCAACTAGCAAAACAAGCGTTGATTACTGATTTACCAGCACCACGGCCTGCTTGTAATTGAAAGTCTTTTGGTCCGTGTTGCATTACTTCTGCCATTGCATATTGTAATGGGGTTGGTTCACCAAGACCAAGATACTTAAAACAAGCCCATAGGTGATTTCTAAAGTCATCAATCATTTCTTGCGGTGCGTGCATACATCCTCCAAAATAAGAACTACAACAATTATGTCATAGTTCCTAGTTATCAGCCGTTGGCTGCTTTAAATTTAAATGGAGCCTTGGAAGCCATCTTAGCTTCTAGCTCATCCAAGGTATCTTTAGAGATACCATCCAGTACTTCTCTATTGTCGTTTATAAGCCCTCTAATGACCGTATAAAGCCCCGGAGTACATCGGGTGGGGTCATCTAGGTCTAAGAGCAGTTGGCTCAGTAAACGGTCGTTAAGGCGTTTAATGAGATCCTTGTTATCGGACATATTCAGCCTTTGATCCAAGTCTTGATCTTATCAACACTTACGATATGACCAGCTACATAACCAGCAAATAACATAAAGCAACCAAACCAAACACTTCCTAAAAATGATTCCATATTATTCTCCTTCTACAAAAGATTTATTAACATAAGACCACCCAGTACTTACTGGTGAATCTTCAGATAGTTCTATTAATTCAAAGTTTCCACCTAAATCAATAAAACCAATTATAACATTTATTACTTTATTTGTTTCTTTATTAACTATTGCGTATCTCATAATAGTGTGATTATTTTACAATAACCATTTCCTCCT